CAGCCCGGTGCTGTTCTTTGTCAGAATAACCTCAAAGTCATCCCCCGTCGAGGTTGGCATCACGTTAAATTTAACGGGCAGCACCACTGCGTTCAGCGCGGTGGAAGCCAGCCGGATGGATACCAGAGGAAGAAAGGTCGTGCCAATTGAAGTCTTGGTCGTTGTCCTGCGGGCAACGTACTCGATGGATGTCTGCTCGTAGCCACCTTCTGAAACCACCGAGGAGCAAATTTGCTTCAAGGACGAAGCGCTTGCCGTCGCTGCGGTGTTGGTAATCTCGTACCTGACCGGCAAAATTGCCGTGGTCATGTAAACAGAAGTGATGTCGTTTGCATTCTCAAACGTGTGGCAGACGATGTACTCACCGTTGATGATGAAGCCGCACCGAACGGATCCGACGCCCAACCACTCGAAGTCCATCCAGAGGATCTGCGCCTTGGTCAGATCAAGGGTATACCCGGAGTCTCCAGTGCCGTTAAGTTTGTCGCCGTTCCAATCGGCTTGGTTCACTGTTCGCGTATCGCTGACAGATCCTGAGATGTACGATCTCAAAACAAACGAGACGGTGCTGTCTGCTTGCTGGAGGAACACGCCGTTCTGGGTTCCAAAGTACCCCACCCGCTGGCGAAGCCCGGTCTTGGCGGTGTTCATGACGAACGTAGCCAAACACAACAAGCCTTTGCCGGGTTGGTATGGCATGCACCTGTAAGACTGCCTGACAACTTCAGACCCGCTTGAGGTGGTGACATCCATCCGCACCGAGGCTTCGTTGGGTAGGTACGTGATTGAGCCACTTGTAGCCGTGCTGGTGTCGAACTGATTGTCAATTGCGTAGCGGTTCTGGCTGTCAAAAATGGTGTAGGGCTGGCTGACACGCAGGCGCCCAAACGCATCGACGTTGGTGCCACCTATGGATACCGGGACAGTTGTTGCAGATCCGTCCACGATGCGCTCCAAAAGATTGTCGAGTTGGTTGAAGTAGATCCGAAGGATGCTCAGCAGCTTATCGAAGTACTGCGCATCATAGGTGCGCGTGGGGAGCGGCAGGGCCGGAGCCTTGAACCGCTTGATGATGTTGGCCCAGATTGTCATGACTTGCGCCCATCAGGACGGAGATCGATCCGGAACTTGCCCAACTGCCACTGGACACCCAGCGAGTTTGAACGTGCCTTGACCGCCATCTGCCTGCCACGCACGCGGATGTACAAGTTGCCCTGGTAGGGCGTGACGGTGCCGGAGAACCTCTCGACACCGTTGTTGGCGTCACGTTGAATCGTGCGCTCGTTGTTGAGTGCCACCGACATATTGGCCGAAGGTGCCACATTGGTGACGCCCCGCGTGTAGCCGGAGCCCGAGTTCTGCAGGGGCAGGAGAGACATCGTCAAGGATTGGTTCTCAACCGTTGTGGTAGACCCCCCAAAGGTCACATCAGGAAGCATCCGCCAGACGAACCCGAAGTTGTGGCCGTCGTCAATGTCGAACTCGGAAGAGACGATGTAAGAGTCGATTGGTGCAGGGGTAGTGGTTGCCGCATCATCACAACCGATCTCATGGTAGACCAACCGGTTGTTGTAATCCGCCGCTACTGGGATATTGGAGAACACGCTGGCATCGTTCCAGGCTGTCCGCGCCAAAGTGCCGTAGTACCATATCTTTTCAGCGTAGTTGTAGACGGCGTAGCGGTCAACCGTAGTCGAGGAAGCGGAGCAGTAGAACCACCACACTTCGCTGAACTGCTCAACCGTTGACGCGAAGACCTGAAGATTTTGGCCTTGATTGAAATCGTCGAAGATGAACTTGCGAATGTCGCAGTTCAGCGTGCTGGTGCGCCCGTCGAAGACGTAGAACTTCTCGTCGCCCATCCAGTACACAACGCCTGCGGCCACAGCCCAGGCACGGTCACTGACGATGGTGACGTTGTCAGCAAGGATCTGCGAGCCCCAGACAATAGGCGGGCCGAGGTACTGCAGGGAGTACAACGCCGTGTCCGTCCAGACCAGGATCTCCTGACGCGTCTGCGCCACAGCAGCGATTGCCGAGCCCCGAGACAGCGTCAGACTTCCCGCCTGCCCCGTAGCGGCGGGGGTCCAGTTGGCGGCGCTTTCCTGATCCGACCAGCGAATCAGCATGGGGTTGAGCGTGGTCGAGCCATAGTCCGTCGTGCCGAAGGCCAGGACGAAGCGCGAGGCGTCGGAGACAAGCCGGAAGAGCGCCGCAGACGGCGTGTCGCTGGCGCCGGGCAGGGTGGAGATGTCTACACCACGGTTCGTGAATCCCGCTGAAGAGTCCCAGTAATAGATCCCGCCGCCCTTGGGGCCGTAGATAAGATCCTCACCGAAGTTGGCGTGGTTCCACAGCCCGATCTGCAGGGGGTTGCCAAAAGTGAACGCACCGCCTCCGCCCCAGCTTCCGCTGCCCCAGCCGCCCCCGCCCCAGCCCGTGCTTGTCGTACTGGTAACTTGTTGGAGTTCCGATCCGGCGCTGACTTGGTAGTTAGACACTACCCCTGCACCACCTGAAGCACTAGAGGTAGCGTTGGTGGACGCTTGGATGAAATACGTAGCTACGTTCTCAGCGCCAAGCTGCGCGCCCGCAGGGATGTCGCTCGTAAACGCACTGCTGAGCGTGTACACGCCCGCCCCGCCCGTGCCAGTGATTGTGCGCGTCTCGCCGTTGTAATCCAGCGAAGCCCCGGAAACAATGATCCCTGGAGAGTTTACCGCGCTGACAGTCAACGTAGTGCCGCTGGAGGAGCAAGTAATCAGCGTGACGTTCGAGAGGATTTGATACTCGGAAGTGCCGCCAACACCTGCAGTATTGAGGTTGATGCCGCCAATAGTCCCGGGGGACGTAAAGGTGACGCAGGAACCCACCGTGAGCAGTCCGTTGACAAATGTCCCGACACCGGTCGAGGTGTCAACCACGGCGACATACGGGAAGCCGTTATAGGTGTTGAGAGACGTCAACGCCCCAGTGACTCGGATCGGTGTGATGTCGTAGTACTGCCCGTAGTACACGTAGTACTTCAGATGCGTGCCCAGGCCCAGGTAGATGTTCCAAGGCCACAAGGCGCGGCAGATACCCAGGAAGGTATCGTTGTTGAGCTGCTGCCAGCCGCCAATCTTCTCCGGTTGCCCGGAGCGAAAACGCACCTTGTCGCACTCGTACCATCCGCCTTCTGCGGAGTAGCGGGTGTTTTCCCGGAAGATCCCGGGACGAAGTTGTAGCGTCTTCAGGGGCATAGCATTACCTCAAGAACAGCGCACGTTCATCCGTACGCCGCCTCACAAGCCCGGGAAGCTCCCGGCCGCCGGCCTTCGTCCACTGCATGAACGCGTCAGCCGCCCCTTCAATGTCGCCGCGGTTGGCCTTCATCCTGATCTGGCTGCGCTGCAGGTTGCCTAGACCGGCGTTGTACGCAAAAGAGACCAGAGCGTCAAACCGCCCTTGACGACCAGCACAGCCGGGAACCAGACGTAGAACACCTCGCTCAAAAGCAGCGACGTCAGCGTCGAAAAGCGCATCAATCTCTTCCTTGGACCAGACACGGTTGTGCTCCGGACGTAGTGGGTAGTTCATGCGGATGAAGCCTTCATACCCCTCCCTGCGAACCATGGGAAGCTGAATCTGGTCTTGGTACAGGACATGCCCGTACCCAATGGTCCAGATGTGCGCAGGGCACAGGTAGGGCCGCGTGCGGTAGCCCTCGTACCTGTGCATGAGATCTGCGCCAACCGGGCTCAGTTTCACTTCTTGCTCCACTGCCGACTCCCGAACCAGAAGCCGATGATGCCGCCCAACATCGCCATTTCATCTTCGCTAAAGATGATGGCCGTCACGCGGATCAGGTCATCAACACTCTGGATCAGGCCAGGATGCTTCCAGACATAGAGCGTCAGGGCTGCGTTTATCAACACAAGCTCGATGATGAAGATGTAGGTGACCGTGGGGCGCACCGTCCCAACGTAGTTCGCCACCCACCGGCTGGCACGATCCAAGACCTTCTCG